TGATGGACCAGCACTACACCATTCGGCTCGAGCCGAGGGGCAAGGGGCGCCCGGTCTTCAGCCGTGCGACGGGCAGCGCCCGCACGCCGGAGACAACCAGGGCGTGGGAGCACGAGGCGGCGCACCAGCTGCGGGAGCAGCACAGCCGCGACGGAGCAGCGGCGCCGCTCGACGGGATCCACCCGTTGTGGGAGGTCGACGTGACGGCCTACCACCCGAGGCCGAAGACGCGGCCGGCCTACATCCCGCGCGAGTTGTGGAGGATGTCCGGCTACACCCTGCCGGCGGCTACCCGGCACGACCTCGACAACATCGTGAAGATCACGCTCGACGCTCTGCAGATCGCGCGCGTCGTGAGCAACGACCGGTGCATCGTGTCGATCAACGCCGGGTCCTACTTCGTCGCGCCCGGCGAGGACCCGCGTGTCGACGTGGTGCTGCGGGAGGTGACGGTATGAACGACGACCTTCCGCGCGTGTACTACCCGCTCTCGGTGCTCGACGAACTGCGCGAGCAGCGCATCCTCGACAACGACGACCTAGCCCGCGCCTATGACATGGGTCGAGACAAGGAGCGCGCCGCCGTGGTGGCGTGGCTGCGTGGTAACCGCGCGTGCTGCGAGCATCCGTCTTACCGCGTGAGCTGCCTTTCTCGGCTTGCGGCCGACGAGATCGAACGCGGCGAGCACCGCCGCGAGGAGGAGCCATGACCTGCACCCGCTGCGGGCAAGCATCCCGCGTGACTGAGACGCGCCACCCGCAGAGCGCCTCGCGCGCATGGGTCGGCGAGATCAAGCGAGCATCCGAGGCAGTGACCTGGTACACGTCCGATCTCGTGATGCGCCGCCGTACTTGTCCGGACGGACACACATGGTTCACGGTCGAGTGTGAGGTCGAGGACCTGCGGACCATGGTACGCGAGGGCCAGCCGTGAGCCGCGCCCGCATCATGGTCGGCGACTGCCGCGAGAGCATGGCCACGCTTGACGCCGAGAGCGTGGATGCGGTCGTGTGCGACCCGCCGTACGAGCTGGGCTTCATGGGCAAGAAGTGGGACGCGAGCGGTATCGCCTACGACCTTGAGGTGTGGCGTCAGGCACTGCGCGTGCTGAAGCCCGGCGGGCACCTGCTTGCCTTCTCGGGGTCGCGCACCTACCACCGCATGGCGTGCGCCATCGAGGACGCTGGCTTCGACGTGCGCGATCAGATCATGTGGCTCTACGGGAGCGGGTTCCCGAAGTCGCATGACGTGTCGAAGGCTATCGACAAGGCAGCGGGAGCGGAGCGGGAGGTTGTCGGAAGAGAAATGAATTGGGGCGCTCGCCCAAAGATCGGCCCTAACGGACATGTCGGCGCGTGGGATGTCACCGCCGCCGCCACCGACGAAGCCCGCCGCTGGTCCGGTTGGGGCACGGCCCTAAAGCCAGCGCACGAGCCGATCTGCATGGCGCGGAAGCCGCTGGCCGGGGCCGTCGCGGCGAACGTGCTGCGGTACGGTACGGGTGCGATCAATGTGGATGGGTGTAGGGTTGACCTTGACCCTAACGACCCAAATATCATTCATACTGAAAGCCGCAACGGCACGGTAAAGAGCCTTGGAGGCAATGGTGCGTATGCGGGCGGAAGTGTAGGTCGCGGACCTACGCTGCAACACCCGCAAGGTCGATGGCCCGCCAACTTCATCCACGACGGCAGCGACGAGGCGACCGAGGGCCTGCGGGATGCCGCGCGGTTCTTCTACACGGCGAAGGCGGGACGGGATGACAGGGATGAAGGTCTACATGATTTCCCGGCAGTACGTACCGGTGGAATGTCAGCAACCCAAGACGGGTCGATGTTGACGGGTAGTGGCAACGAACGAACGACTACACGAAGCAACATGCACCCGACCGTCAAGCCGACCGACCTCATGCGCTACCTCGTCCGCATGGTGACCCGACCCGGCGGCACGGTCCTAGACCCGTTCACGGGCTCGGGCTCGACCGGGCGCGCCGCCATGCTCGAGGGGCTGCGCTTCATCGGATGCGAGCTCTCCCCCGAGTACGCCGAGATCGCGCGGGCGCGCATCCGGTTCACGCTCGGCCCTCTATTCGCCCATGAGGTGACCTGATGCCCCCGACCAACCACGACCCCGTGCTCGTGCTGATGTGGATCATGCAGCGCATGGACGGCGTGTCCCTCGAATGGATGGCGCGCCGGGAGAGGATGCGGACCTCGACCATGCGCGAGATCCTCGTGGCGTGGGGATGCCCGCCCACGCGCTACCGGATGCGGAGCGAGTACCACGAGGCGCTGGCGCTCTGGAACACGGGCGCGTTCACCTGGGACGAGATCGCCGAGGAGACGCGGAGCCCGATGGACCGGAAGACTCTTCAGTGCGCGGTGAAGGCATGGGCGACGAAGATGGACCTTCCGTACATGGTCGGGCGCCAGAGGGGCACGAGGCCGAAGCGGCGACAGAGGGTTGACGCTGCCTAGTACACCTCGGCGGGTGCGCGTGCTATCCTCACCGCGCACCCGTCCCACAGGAGTCCCCAGATGTCCAAGCTCGCCGAACTCATGCAGTCTCGCTCCCTCGAGCACGACGCCGCCGTCAACGGCGTGATCACCACGAAGCGCGACGTGACCGACCACCCGGCCGCGAAGGTCGGTGGGCAGGTGTACGCGGTGCAGAGCTCGCTCGTGCAGAACACGACCGCCGCCACCTCGTTCGGCAGCGTCAGCCTCCCGGCGGGCTCGCTCACCGCGGGCACGCACATCCGAGTCATGGCCCTCGGCACGATCACCGGGCAGAACAGCACGGACACGTTCGGCGTCGTGCTCAAGCTCGGCGCGGCGACCATCACCACGATCGCCGCGCGCGATCCGGCCACGAGCGACGTGTTCCACCTTCGCGCGGACATCCTCGTGCGTAGCACTGGGGCCTCGGGCGCCGTGCGTGCGGCGAGCGAGCACCTCTTCGCCGCCGCGGGTGGCTACGTGGCTGGCGCCGAGGTCGTGGGCACGGCGAGCGTCACGGTCGACACGACCGCCGCGAACGTGCTCGACCTGATCGGCACCTGGTCGGTCGCGAATGCCGGTAACGTGGCGCGCCTCGACGCCATGACCGTCGAGATCATCGGGTAGACCGTCGTCCTGACGGCGACTAGTCCCCGGCCCCGTGGTCGGGGCTATTCGTCTGTGGGTGTGGTTGACGGGGCGTGGGTGGGCTCGTTAGCCTTGACGTGTCCTCCACCGGGACGCGGGCGGCCACCCGCACGCGGGGGCATCAAGCCCCCGCGTCCTCCCCCGGTGCGGACAGGTGGAGACAATGACGGGAAGCAAGATGGGCCAGATGGCCCTCGTTTACGCGCGCAAGAAAGGATGGGCCGTGTTCCCGCTCCGCGAGCGCGACAAGCTGCCGGCGACTGCCAACGGCTTCAAGGACGCGAGCAGCGACCCCGAGGCGATCGCCGCGATGTGGGGCGACCGAGAGTTCAACATCGGGCTGGCGACCGGCGCCGTGTCGGGCGTGTGGGTCTTCGACGTGGACGGCGACCCGCCGAAGGGCGGTGGGCTCACCGGGCCCGAGGCCCTCGCCATCCTCGAAGAGCGCCACGGTGCGCTCCCGCCCACGCTCAACGTCCGCACCGGGAACGGGGCGCACTATTACTTCCAGCTGCCGCAGCGCGAGATCCGCAACCGCGCCCGCGTGACGATCGACGGGCAGCGCGCCGCGCTCGATACGCGAGGGGACGGCGGGTACGTCGTGCTGCCGCCCAGCATCCATCCGAGCGGGCGCAAGTACGAATGGTCCCGTGACTGCACCGAGATCGCCGAGGCGCCCGAATGGCTCCTCGACGTGCTCTACCCGCCGAAGGTCGAGCCTGCGTCAAAGGCCCCGACGACGGCCACGGCGACGGACGAGGACCTCTCTACGGGTGCCGAGGTCCTACAGGTCGCCGCGCAACGGATCCTCACGTGCACGGGGAGCCGGCACGATGCGATCTACCGCGAGAGTGCGATCATCGGTGAGCTCGTGGCAGGCGGGTGCATCACGCGAGAGGTCGCGAATGCTGCCCTCGTTGCCGCCGGCATCGAGGCGGGCAAGCCAGAGATCGAGGTACGGCGTACCGTGCGTGACGGCCTCGACCGTGGTGCACAGCACCCGCGTCGCTTCTCCGACGCGCCCTCGTCCATCCCGGCGACGCTCTACCGGCCGAGCGACGTGGGCAACGCCGCGCGCCTCGTGGATCGCTTCGGCGCCGATGTGCGGTGGTGTGATGTCGCCCAGGGCGAAGGCTGGCTCGTGTGGGACGGCAAGCGGTGGGCGCCTGACGCTATGCGTCGGGTCGATTCGCTCTCGCGTCAGGTCGCGGTGGACGTGGTGACCTACGCCGCCGAACTGCAACAGCGTGCACGCGCTGCCGCTGCGGCCATGGGCCAGACTGCGACACCCGCGCTGCAACGCTCCCTCGCACTGCTCCGCACCGAGGCCAAGGCGTGGGCGCAGTGGGCGCGACAGAGCGAGATGCAGGCGCATCTCCTCGCGGTCGCCAAGGTCGCGCGTACCGACGTGGCCATCCGGCACGACGAGCTCGATGCCGACCATTGGGCGCTCAACACGCAGAACGGGATCGTGGACCTGCGCACCGATGCGCTGCGCCCCCACGAGCGCGAGGCGCGCGCCACGAAGATCGCCGGCACGGACCTCGGCGACAAGGCCGGGTGCCCGACGTGGGTGGCGTTCCTCACGCGCATCATGGGCGGCGACCCGGAGATGGTCGGCTTCCTACAGCGGGTCGTGGGCTACTGCCTCACCGGCAGCACGCGCGAGCAGTGCGTCTTCATCCTGTACGGCTCGGGCAGCAACGGGAAGAGCACCTTCCTCGACACGCTCCGGGCGATCATGGGCGACTACGCCGTCCACGCACGCGCCGAGACGTTTGTGCGCACGACGAAGGGCGGCATCCCCAACGACATCGCCGCGCTCCGCGGTGCGCGCCTCGTGACGGCCTCGGAGCCCGAGCAGGGCGAGCAGCTGGACGAGGGCCTCGTGAAGGAGATGACAGGCGACGCCGCCATGACCGCCCGCTTCATGCGCGCCGAGTTCTTCACGTTCCAGCCGACGTTCAAGGTGCTGCTTGCCACGAACCACCGACCGATCATCCGAGGCACCGACCACGGTATCTGGCGCCGCATCCGGCTGGTGCCGTTCACCGAGACGATCGCCGACCACGAGAAGGACCGCGACCTCGGGGCGAAGCTTGCGGTCGAGGCGCCGGGCATCCTCGCCTGGGCGCTCGAGGGATGCCTTGAGTGGCAGCGCATCGGGCTCTCGCCGCCAATGGCGGTCCTCGACGCCACCCAGAAGTACCGCGACGACATGGACCTGCTCTCCGAGTTCCTCGGCGAGAAGTGCTACTTTACGGGGGCGGTGGGCAACACGGCGCTCTACCAAGCGTTCAGCGCGTGGTCGGTGGCGAACGGCGAGCGCCCTCGCAGCCACAAGTGGCTCACGCGCAACCTCGAGGACCGGGGCTACACGAAGGATCCGAGTCGCTCTGCCGGGCGGCGCTGGCTCGGCCTGTCCCTGCGCGAGGAGTCCTCGACGCCGTCGAAGCACGACAGCCGCGGGTACTGGTCGTGATGGGACACTTCGGAGGACACATCGGACCCACCTACGATGTAGACCAGCACGGCATTAGGACACTTAGGACACATTA